CTGCTCTAACCAAACGTGGTTCCCACGTTTCGCTCGTCCTAGCCCAATGGCCCTGGATGAGTGTCAGACTCACCATGGTGAGTAGGGTTAGTATAAATACTAATCCATGACTAAAGGTGATCCTTTAGTCAGACTGGTCGGATTCCGACCCTCCAATCGGGGATCCCTGATTGGACGGAGGCATAGGACGGGTGTCCAACGTTTGGTTGGCAACTAAGCTGGAATGGAATCCGGCGAAAGTTGAGCCCATGCCTACCTCAATACCTGATTGCTGCAACGCAATCAGATGTATCGCCTCTTGTACGGCGGTACGATTTGATACGACGAGGTCCTCGACGTACCCAATATCAGGACCCTCAGTTCTGATACTCATCTTGTGTGGGATTGCCCGTATAGATAAACCTATAGGTACCACAGAAGAAACCCCTGGGTAGTGACGCTCAGGGGAAGTGCGCAGGGGACTGCACACTATATCTGGGAGGTTGGACCTCCCAGCTGTGCGACCAAAGTAATTGATCGCACCCTGGTCAAATAACATTTGATCAGTCTGTACCTCGCCGACTCGGCCGAGGTAAAAGATGCTGGGGTGAATCATTAGAACCCTAGCACGGCGATCGCGGTTCCCGCGAACGTAATTGCAAATGAGATTTGCAAGTTTCTTGTCTGTTGAGACAAGACCGATCAGGCCACGTATGGCCTGATTTTCCCGTACTCGAATAAGGAGTAGGGGATCAGACTCAAAGAACATATTGAGTCTGTCAACTATGAGGGGGATGTCCTTCCCCTTCATAATTACGTCCAAGAAGGATGTAATATCCAACCGAGACATCTCGGTAGGTCTCTCTGGAAAAGCTTTCCAGAGCCAGCCCAGAGATAGTACATCTCTGTGCCGATAAGGAACTACAAAGTAGGGTTCCTTATCCTTTGTGTAGAAGCCGCGGCCTCTCCACCTTTCAAGATAGGCTTCCAGCCTATCTTGGTCGAAGTAGGACCACAGGTCCTGCTCCTTGCTAGCTCCTCGCTTGGAGCTAACGTCTGCTCTAACCATAAGGTTAGGGAGAAGGATACCTGAAAACAGGTACCTGTAATAGACCCTCTTCACGATCTTGAAGAAGGTAACCATGGGACTTTCTAAGATCCCATGTCGCAACGAGGAAAGTACCTCGCTGTGTTCCCTGCTCGGAGGAGTGATTATACATCGCTCGGGCAGGAATCCTCTCAACCGGTCCATGGTTGGGAGTATGAGGTCGTGTCGATACACGCCCCCGCATGGCTTGTCAGAAGCCACGTACTGGTGAGTCCACTGACTCGCCATTTGACACTTCATACGATAAAGTGTCTCAGGTACAGAACTTGACTTGTGCCTGATTACCTCCCTTAGGAACCCGGGGTCGGGGTCGTACGACCCGTCACCCCCTATTTCCTTGGGAGTATAGGGACATAGACATTCTATATCCCTAGGTACTATAATGTGTTGTAGTACCTGTGCGACTGAGTAAAGCTCAGCCGCCCGGTTGCTTCCTGACGAGGCAACCCATTTCGCCTCCTTACCAAGGAGGTCGAACCTTCCCACATTCGTGTGGGAGTACGTATCCGTTTCTACCTTGACAGGTAGGAACAACCGGATACGTGGGTAGTCGAGGTAATCGACTGCCCTACCCCGCCAGATCATATGGCGGGTAGAGTCCAACGGGCCCCGTGGGACTAATGCACCTTCTTCACAGTAGAAAAGAAGGTGATCGGAGTCGAACGTGTCGTTCTCCGAAACCTTCCACCCTCCGGTGGAAGCTGCACTCTGGAAGGCTTCCTGAAGCCTAAAGCCCCGAGTGCATACGACGTAGATGATTACTACGTCATCACCCACAAGGGTGTATGCGGCTCCGGATATCCGGGGTGGCTCCGGCCTCCTCTCGAGAAGGCAGGATTCCTTGAGAGTCTCAAGGTTATAGGGCTGGAGTGATCCGACCCTACTTATCTTATGGTTTTGCCCATAAGATCCTAGTGGACTATCTAATAACGCTTTTCGTACGTTATAGTCCTGTCCAATAGTTAAGACTACTTTGGTAAAGTAGTCTCCCATCAAGAAACCTCTTGATGTATAGAACCAGCTATACTGGTTCTTGGCTTGCTTGAAGAAAACAAGCCGGCGCGAAGTGTAGATACGCTTCGCAATTAGCATCAGCCCAGTAGGCTGACGCGGCCCTCGGGTTTGTCGGATGAATTCCGACCAGACAGC